ATGAACAAGAAAACCAAACGTACATTCACCCCAGAGTTCAGGCTGGAATGTGCACAGCTGATTGTTGATAAGGGCTACTCATATCGACAAGCCAGTGAAGCGATGAATGTCGGTTCTACCACGCTTGAGAGCTGGGTGCGCCAGCTCAGGCGAGAGCGTCAGGGAATTACGCCCTCTGCAACACCCATTACTGCAGAGCAGCAACGTATTCGCGAGCTGGAAAAGCAGGTTCGCCGCCTGGAGGAACAGAATACGATATTAAAAAAGGCTACCGCACTCTTGATGTCCGACTCGCTGAACGGTTCACGATAGTCGCCAGACTGAGTGACAGCCATACGGTTATCAGCCTTTGTTCTGCTCTGGGAATACACCGCAGTAGTTACCGGTACTGGCGAAAACGAAGCGATACGGTTAATCCGGCGCGTGTCAGGCTGTACAGCGAAATACGACGGGCGTGGAACCAGAGCCGGGGCTCTGCGGGGGCGCGCACTATAGCTGAGATGCTGGTCCAAAATGGCGTCCCGATGAGCCGCTATCGTGCCGGGCGTATGATGAAATATCTGAACCTGAGCAGTTGTCAGCCCGGAAAACATCAGTACAAAAATGCTCGTCAGGTGCATACCTGCCTGCCGAATCTGCTCGAGCGTCAGTTCACTGTACCGGAGCCAGACCGGGTATGGTGCGGAGATATTAAGTATATCTGGGCAGGAAATCGCTGGTGCTATCTGGCGGTTGTTATGGATCTTTTTGCCCGCAGGGTTATCGGCTGGAGTCTGTCAGCACATGCCGATACCGCACTGATAAGCAGTGCCCTGCGGATGGCCCATGAAACGCGTGGTCAACCGCGTGATGTCATGTTCCATAGCGACCAGGGAAGCCAGTATACAGGCCTTAAATATCAACAACTTCTCTGGCGTTACAGAATAAACCAAAGCGTCAGTCGGCGGGGAAACTGCTGGGATAACAGCCCGATGGAACGCTTCTTCCGCAGTCTGAAAACAGAATGGGTGCCGACGGATGGTTACGCAGGTAGGGACGAGGCCCGGCAGCAAATTAATGATTACATATTGAACTACTACAATAGCGTCAGACCACACCACTATAACGGAGGGCTGACGCCGGAAGAGACCGAGAACAGGTATCATTTTTACTGTAAAACCGTGGCCAGTATTACTTGACCACTACAAACATCCGCCAGGCAATGAAAAGCGCCAAAGGTCCGGGTAACTTCCGCAACCTGTTTATGTACTCGCCCAACGGCAAAAAGGACGGGATTCAAATCATCCCACTGTCAGAAGTCGCGGCAAAGGATGAGTTTCTGAATATCAAGAACGTAAGCCGTGATGACATGATGGCGGCACATCGAGTGCCGCCGCAGATGATGGGAATTATGCCGAATAATGTGGGGGAGTTTGGGGATGTGGAGAAAGCGGCAAATGTGTTTGTACGGAATGAGCTTATTCCATTACAGAAAAGAATGGACGAGATTAATAATTGGCTCGGGGATAAAATAATAAAATTCGACTCATATTCATTAGATTAACATCATAAAAGTGGGCTCCGTAAAAACTGCGGAGCCACTTTTACCTACTCAACCTCACTATAATAAATTTCCCACTGATCATTCATCCCTACGACTTGCTTTTCTTCGTATGTATATTGTACTTTGTCAATTTCAATTACCGTGGAACTCCCCTCAATAAATTCCATATCGCTAGGATTGAATACAACTAAATTTTTCCCTTCACCAACAGTGCTTGAAAACTGTATGCCATCATACCCTTCCTTTCTTATGCAGTCAGATATGAGTTGCGAAACACTATACCTTCCCTCCAAAGAGGGTGGTGTAGCGGTATTATAAATACTTGCCATTTTAGCGTAAGGAATCATTCTCAATAAAGCATCGCCACTTTCGATAAAGTCTAATAAATTTGGGTGTGAAAAATCGAATACTTTTAAAGCTCGTGATACGCTAAATTTACCTAAAGAAACTACATCTGTAGGATGAGGTCTCACCTCAGCAATAGCGGTATAGCTGTCAGTCGCGCAATATAAGTATGAAACACCTACCCTATTAGCTCTTCCTGATGTAGCCTTGAGAGGGGGAACAGAACCTATTTCTTTATTTTTGTATGGAACGAATATTTTCTTACCTTCACGATTATAATCTTCATGAGTTTTTTTATAACCAGCAGTCCCTACACGAGCACGATAAACTACAGAACAACCCTCAATTATTTTGGCAAATGAATTACCATAGTCTTTAATGATATCCCTCAATTCATTTTCAAACTCATGATAATTTGCCTCCACAAGTTTCTTAGACAACCCTTCAATAAATGGATGAGGTGAGTTAACAATTGACATAAGCGGCATATTCATCATGCCATCTTGATCATACCCAGAGTGTATATTAATCTCACCATCAGTTTCGAACCCCATACTCCATACTTCACTATCAAGATCAGTAAATGCAACACTTTGATTTTGGACATCCTTGTTAAATATATAATCCTCCGCTAATAAAAATCCTGTGAAATAATCACCACCAATATGAGTATTATAGTGAACTTCATCAAAGTTATAACGTAAGATAGCTTTTAGCAAATTTCGAACTTCTGGCGAATCAGTATCTAGGCATTTTGTAACATCATTACAAAACACACAAGTGTTGTTGTCAGTTTGAAGACGAACATGATTTTTAACGTTTGGTTCGATGATATGGTTTTCGCAGATAAACATTATTTTTCCCAATTGAGGTTTTGAAAAGTTAATTATTGCCGTTTAGGACTGCGCGCGCAATCGTATCCCCACCACACCTGCCCGCTTTATGTAGTGGTTTTCATGCACCTGCATGACATAAGCAAAAGCCCGCCATTTCTTGCTGGCCTCAGCTAAAACGATCCGCAAACGATCATGCGGATTCATGCGGATTCATGCGGATTCATGCGGCATAGTCATGCAAAGCTTACTTTGGACAACGACTCCCATCCAAAAAGATAACTTTCTTCAATCTAGGTTAAATATTCGCATTGGCTCATGCCAATGCGAATATTTTATTCATCATAGTGCTCCAGTTTCGCTTTTGCTAAACGTCCATGTAAGTGATTTACAAAATGTAAGTTACTCAAAATCAGACTCATAACACACTTCAACTGCATCCAACTCATAAAATAGATAAAGAAAATCCCGATATACTTGAATAACTCTTTATTAGCATTATATACAGGTAAGGCATGAAACATTGCCTTAACCAAAAAGAAAATGAGAATTCCTGCCATTACAAAAGCAGATGTAATAATTGTATAAACTAGCTTTTCGATTCTTGGTGAGTCATGCTCATTTTTTATATAACTGATATCATCTTTAACGATACTATTCATTGCGTTAGGATATAAAAACCCAACCCATAAACCAACGATGGTAAATATAGATGCAGAAATATTAATAAGTACACCTAAAATATCTTTTGCATCATTATAAGAAAAACTCTTGAACGAAAAATAGCTTATAACGCAGCACAAAACAACAGCAACAAAATTTATTGCCTGCTGTTTCGCAACTGTTATTATCAAACCTTCCGTTTCTGTCATATCAACCTTCCGCTATCTTTTTTGTGGATGCAGCTTCAGATTCATTAATAGATGCTTCCTCAGCATATTTTACTTCACTGATTAAATCATCACGAATTTTATTTATCTCATCCATTAAAAAACGCGCTGAGTAATGCTCAAATCCGTCCGAATCATGAAGAGGGAGCTTAGTCCTTGCTACATAGGTACTGAGCCAAACCGGATTAGCACGATCAGCCAGTAAAAAACCAACATCCCATTCAGATTCTTCACCTCGCATTGAGAAAAGATTTCTAAGCTCATCAGATGATGGCGCACCATCAATTTTAACCTCAATTCTTCGAGGTTGTTTCAAAACAGGAGGTGCCCCAATAAGCTTATTCCGTTTATCTTCTCCAACAAGAGACGCTAAAGCTACGCTTGTTAGTTTCAATAATGGCTGCCTTGCGTCCTTCTGATTTACTACTGTCGTATCCTTTATCAAGGTGTGCGTAATTTTATGCCTCAACCTTTCAAAATTTTCCTCTGCCGCCTTCAATTTTGTTTCCTCCAAAACAAACTTGAATATACAGTTTATCTCTTTCTTACCATCTTTATATTGAAACTTAGTATTGTAGACATCCACACAACGACCAGGAGTCTTGGCTGACTCGAATGTACGCTTAGATTTAGTTCTTTTACCTAACTTGCTATTATTATTAACATGTTGAAGGAAATACTGTGCAAACAGATAAGTGTCAGCGAAAGAATGAGGAAATCTAATTGATGCTATTTTGTTCAGCTCGGGAATGATCCAATAATAGCAAGGTTCACCCCATATTATTTTATCTTCGCCATGTTCTCTGCCAGCCCTGACTGTTCCTTTGCTATCACCAGTAACTTTCGAACCAACCTTGATACCATGTATTCCGTTACCGTTTCCAACTTCACGGTATAAAACAATTACTGCATCTTTAGTCTTACTATCTCTAACCAGACCTCGACTGTAAACTCGTGTTCGCAGAGGTTGCTCTTCCTTATTCCATGGCAAAGTCTGCTCAAAATTTTTATCTTTGAGCCAATCCTCGAGATCATCCAAAACACCCAAAAGATCGCCAAATTTGTAATCAAGCTCTTCGGGTTTATTCTTCAAACGATAAAAACCGCATGCTGTAATATCAAAGAAGGTAATTGAGCCGTTGTCCACTGAAACTCCTTTTTGCCAAAGCAACCAACAAGTTGTTTTTTAACGTATACCATCAGAATCCTCCATAAACTTCAAGTTACTTATGATAAACAACAAAGCGCTCTTATGTTGTCGCTCTGACCATAATTCCATGTGAACAAAGCACTTACGGTAGCGTTTTCAATCACTTTCTTACTGCCCATGACTAACGCCTCGCAAGGCTCGTTGTTCAACCTTGCGGACGGTAAAAGCCAGTTTTATCATCCGCAACGTTCTCTAATGCAACCAGCTGTCGTCTTCCCAAACCTGCTGCATGATTTCCATCACTCGCTTTTTGTCTTCATCAAGCTTTAAGCCGCTCAGCTCAACACCGTTTGCCGATCCTTTGCGAATACGAATCGCTGTTTTTGGGTAAATAGGTTGCAGATTGCGGTTAAGCTCAGCTTCCAGAGCGTCCAGTGTTGCCTGGCTAATCTTCTGCTCTTTATCGATCATTATTTCAATGCGCATACAGACCCCATTAACTGGTGACGTCCATGGACCGGCTGTATTCATGGCTGCGGATTTTCGCCATGAGTTCGTCAGTCAGCTCTGATACCCACTGGATAGCCAGTCGCTTTTCTTCGTCACTGCACTCACTAGCCGCTACAAGCTTAATAAAAAAATCAATGCGCTGGAGCTTCAACGACTCCAAAAGATAATCCTGCATCTTCCCTCCTATCACGACCACGGATACACAATACCTGTATTTACATCCACTGCTTATATGTACAGCATACCCCTGATATTCAAATGTAAAATATTTTTTATCCGTCAATGAGAACACTCTGACGCAGGTCGTTAAGAGCATGAATTGTTAAAGTCTTGCGGTCAGTACCATTGATGCCATTTGTCATCTTCCTGCAGCCGGTGGTTACGGTAAAAAATACGCAGCCCGGCACCTGACGGAATTCCGCCGCCGCGCAGAAGCAGGTCAATCTCAGATGTACTACCTTCAAACCCTCTGGCAGTCAGCTCTGCCTCAAGCTGCAGGCGCTGCTGCTCCGAAATACTCTGTATGTATGCTTTTTTCCGCTTCGGTTTTACCAGTCTCAACCTGGCTGTCAGCTCCCGCCGTTCCTTCTGGCCCATATTGTGGAGATATTCCTGCAGCTCCTTCTCATCCATGGTTTTAATATCGGGTACCCCCCCCTGATTTGTTCGGATTTTCAACAGGAGGACAGTTATTGCCACGAGTCCAAGGGGCGCAAGCGCCCTGGTCGGCTGCCGCCTCCTGAACGTCAACGGCCTTACGAACCTTTTTCCACTTTATCGCGTGCGTGCAAATCTTGCTCTCTACAATCGGGGACCAGATGCCATAGATACGGATACCGTGATCGCCGTAGGCGCTCGGTTCGTCGTTAAGCTCATAAGCCGTGCGGACAAGGTGATGTTTGCGGGGAACCAGTACACCGCCCTGTTTCATGATGTAGGTGGCAAAGCAACCTGCATCCGCAGCTGCCAGTACCGCATCCAGACGCGGATTATCCATTACCGGCGCACCCGCTTTGCGTTCGCCCTGTACTCTCACCGCCTGACCTGCCAGCAAGCGCAGCTCGCGGTATGCCTGACGCCCCGGAACACCAAAGAAACGAAATTGCTGAACACGGTGCAGCGACGCCCAGGCGCTGACATGCTCGGCGCTGTCACGCAGTGATCTGCCGGTTTCTTTGCTGATTTCTTTAGCCAGCCCGCGCCCGTCGATGTTCTTACTGATGTATTTGGCGATGTAGCTTGTCGGCGTGCCCTTGCGCGGGTTGATTAGCTCGGACTTGAAGCGCGGCCCGGTATTGGTGCCCAACTCCTCGCGGTCTTCACGGATGGCAAACTTACGCAGCAGCGCGGTGATGGAGCGACGGTCTTTTTTGCGCATAAAACACAGAAGATGCCAGTGCACGGTGCCGTCATGGTGCGGCTCTGCAACGCGAACGATGTACCAGCGCAGCCCGGCCTTGTGCATGGCCTTGCGGAAAGCGGCGAATGTATCAACCAGATAATCACTGCTCTGCCGGACAGTGGCGCTGGTCCATTTCGGATTAGGTCTGCCATTGTTGAGGGTTGCGTGGAAGCGTGACGGGCAGGTGATGGTATAGAACACCGCGCAGTCTCCGCGCATCTCCGCGATCAGCTCCAGCCCTTTAACACAGGCCATCATTTCATTACGGCGGTGCGCCGGGTTGCTGTTGCTGGCGTTCACCACATCTTCCATGTCCAGCGTGTCACCGTCTTCGTTGACCAGCTCATGCGAGCGGAAGAACTCCAGCGATTTGCGGCGCTGCTCGCGTTTGTGGATCACGGCTTCATAGCTGACATACGGGGACGCTTTCTTGTTGACCAGGCAGACGGCACGCAGTTGCTCCTCCCGCCACTCGCAGCGCATCTGCCACAATTTGCGATACCACCAGTCCGCGCACAGCATGCGCGCCAGCGACGGTGGTATCAGTTCATAAGGCACCGGCTTGCGGCGGCGCTTTTTGCGGCGTAACTTCTCAAAGGCAGGAGGGATGACCTCAAGGCGCATGGCTTCTGCAGCAACCCTTTCCCATGCCTGACGGATTTCTTCTGGTTTAACATCGTCATTGACAAACAGATCACCGCAGGCCGCATCAAGACACATGCTCATATGTGCCGCAACCAGCGTGGAAAGGCGCTTGACCTGATCCTGATTCATTTCAGGCAGTACCAGCAGCCCCTCCAGCCCGTCCTGGCTCGCCATGAACCGAAACGAGGCGGACATTTGGCAGCCCCGCACGCGTTCCAGCCGCTCAATACACGGTCTGATAGTTTCGCGCAGATAGCGGGAATACGCTTTCGGACGTCCCAGGGTATTGAAGTATTTAATCCGCTCCAGCAAAGGCTTGCTGATATGGGCAGGCATGGCGCTTACATCGGCAATAATCACCAAATCGGGATTAACACGCTGCTGTTCGCAGGCCATTTTGGCATGGCTAATCAGCCGATCCTGCTCAATTTCACGCTGGACAGGATCACGGGATTCATTAAAGAAATAGCGTTCCCAAACCTCATCACTCAACGCCTCATGGCGCAGATGCTCCTGCTCGTTATCCGCAGCATACAGAGTGATGAGGTTTGAAAGCGCAGACTCCGGCGCAACTTCCGCCGGGTCCAGATACGGGTTAACCGCTTTTTTTGGGGCATTCCATGGAAAGGCCACGGCGGCCTCATTCGAGCCGCCGGTGGTTTGTGCATGATGTAATGTGAATTTACTCACTGCCACGCCCGCACCTCAGTTTCCACCGAGACATCAGGACCAGACGCTAAATCAACACCAAACCAGCATGCCGATTTTGTGGCAATGATTTCTACTGCAGTTTTACTATCACCGGCAGCCACGCCCATGCTGCGCTTAGCGGTTATACGATGGCGGGTAAAATCACGATAAAGCGAACGGGTCAGAGACGTATCGCTGTTGGACACGATAACCGGATGGCCTTCTGATGCCCTGCGTTCAAGAATAGACGCCAGATGGTACTGATCATCCTCTGTAAAACCTGCTGTGTGATATCCGTTAAATGTGCCGTCATATGGCGGATCACAATAAACAACATCCCCCGTCTGCAGCAGCGCAAGTGTCTCGTCATAGCTGGCGCAGATAAACGTTGCGCGTTTTTCTTTTTCAGCAAATGCGCGTATTTCGTTTTCAGGGAAGTACGGTTTTTTATAATTACCGTAAGGAACATTAAAATAGCCGTTCAAGTTATAGCGACACAGTCCGCGATAACCATAGCGATTTAAATATAAGAAATACAATGCGCGTTCAATTGCGCCACCATTGCGCAAGTTAAACTCCTGTCTCGTCTTATAATATGCTTCTGAATCATTACGGGCTTCAAAAAGATATCGGCCCTCTTTGATGAAGTATTCAACATCATTCTTAATCACCTGATAAAAATTAATCAGGTCTGGATTAATATCCGCGACAAGATAATGAGGATAGTCTGTCGCCATCATCACAGCACAGGAACCCGCGAAAGGTTCAACCAGTCGCTGGCCCGCAGGAAGGTGTTTAATCAGTTCCTGCATTATTGCGGTTTTATTTCCCGCCCATTTCAGGATAGTACTCATACAGCACCGCCTACGTAATGTTTACCTTTCAGCTCCGCAATCTCCTGACAAGTGACACAGCACTGCACACCCGGAATAGCGCGACGGCGAGCTGGCGGGATCGGTGCATCGCAATCAATGCAAAGCACACGAGAAACGCCCGGCGTCCTGTTGCGGGCGGTGTGGATGTGGCGCTGGCGCTCTTCTTCAACGCGTTGCTGTACAAGGTCCATTGAATCTGCCATCAGTGGATCTCCTGAGCTTCGTTCTGAATGTTTTCAGCCGCAATACGCAGCAGCTCCGCCGCTTCAATGTGGTTAAGCTGGCGTGACGTGATATGGCAGGTCAGGCTATCAAGACGGGCAGCCATTGCCGCAGCACGTGCCCTGCGTTCTTCCATGCGTGCATCAGTCAGCATCTGGTTAAGGCCAGCATCATCTGGTCCTGTTTTGGTAATACGGGTTTCAATATTTCGCATTGTTGTTTCTCCTGAATTTGGGCAATAAGAAGCCCGGCGGGTTTACGCCTTTAATTTCGGTTGTGGGTTAATTCGGCATGGCTAGCCGATTTGGAAATAAACTCACCACTGTACGGAAATGGTTCATTGCTTTAATCAGCTCCCGCTTTTCGTCGGTCGTCAGTTCACTAACATTGACGCTATGACGTTCCGCCGGAATCTTTGCCATAAAGAATATTGCGGCTAGTGCGCGTTTATTCTGCTCATGGTTAATATCCCGCTGGTCCCGCATATCGCTAATAAAGCGCTCCAGTTCTGAATCAATATTTAAGCCAAACACTTTTGCCCTTAATTCCGCGATGTGGTTTAACCCATTAAGGCGGAGGCCAGCGCTTAGCGGAACAGTCGCAGCATCGCCTTCAATAGCCATGGTTTCCCCTGCTTTTTAGTAGGCAGTTCGTCCAGCAGCGCATCCTGAGAGCGGCATGGATGCCAGCGCTTGCCATCCTTCCCCATAATCCAGCCATGACCGCAGTGCATTGCAGGACTTTGCTTAACGAGCAGTGATGCAAAAGATGGTTCTTTTGTCAGCATAGCCACCTCAGATCAGACCGAACGAAGCGCCCAGGCCCGTCACGGTATCTACCGCGCTTGCCATCGCCGGATTCGCCTGCAAACGTGCATGCAATGAAACTGCAGTGAGTGCCATAAGGCGCGTAACAGAGTTGATGCTATTGATCACATCGCGGCGGCCTGCACTGGTTTTCACATCACCGGATACTGCGCCTGCAGCTACACGCCCAATCTCCGCAGTTGCACTCATGACGTAATGCGGCAGGTTCTCTTTTGCCACTTCATTCAATGGCACGCACGGCAGGCAATGGATTTGAGCCAGAAAACCGTCAACCAGCGTTGAGTCTTCTGTGATATCAGTCAGCAGCCAGATCTCCGGCGGCGTAAGTTGATGCGGTTGCTCCGGGTTCAGCTTATTGCGCAGCGTCTGGACATTCATTCCTGCGCGTTCTGCCAGCTTCACCATGTTGTGACGCAGCGCGAAAGCCCGGCAGGCTTCATCAAAGTGTGGATGTTTGGAAACGCGATAATCAAACATGTCGTAAGTCCTTTTTTATCCCAAAATGGAACTATCAGGCTTGCATTGTGACTTCGCAGCCCTGAGCCGCTTCCATCGTCAACGCAAACATGTTTATTTCGATTAGGCTGTTAACTCCGGCCTTCTTCCTGATAGGCTGATAGGAAGCCGGTTTTCACGGATCATCTGGCGGGCATAGCTTGGCTTGTAACCGGTACGACGGCAGAACTCATCGAGCGTGATGAATGGCTCAGATACAACGAAATTGATGCTGGGGCGCATTGAAAAATTACTTTTCATGATGCACTATTCCTCAGTTTGTGTTTAAAACTTCACTATTCGGAACTATTCGCAATCATTCCGAAAACCACAAAACCGATAATTGGATCGCATTTTAAATATGCCAAACACAAAAGAAACCCCAAAAGCGATCCAAAAATACAACATATCATCACAAAGTGGCTTTAAGGATGCGATAACTCGCATCCTTAAAGCCTATGGATTCAGTACCAGACAGGCATTGTGCGATCACCTCGGAGTATCTCAGAGCACAATGGCAAACCGCTGGATGCGTGATACTTTTCCTCATGACTGGCTTATTGCATGCCATCTTGATACGGGTGCATCTATGCTTTGGCTAACTACCGGGCAAGGCTCACCCATGCCAAAAGTGGATGGTGATAGTGGATTGCTTTTGCAATTAAAAGAAATCTCAAATGGTTTTTTTTCCTCCACTGAGCAAGTTCGTTACGACGCTCGCCTCATCCCTCAAGACACATCGGCCCCATTTATTGTGAAGTTTGAAAATGCGTTCTATCTAGTGGATGAGTTCACGGGAGAAATCAACGATGGAGTCTGGTTGATCGAAATAGATGGCTTTATGAGTATCAGACAAGTTTATCGTCTTCCTGGCGGACGCTTACGCGTTGAGAACGGCCCCGCATCCTTTGAATGCACCTCATCGGATATTGAGGTTAACGGTAGGGTGATCAGCAAAACAGCATTTACAGAATAAGCGAATACGACTTTATACGGAAATAAGTCGAGGCTACTAGCATGAAAAATTTAATGGCAATCGTAACGTTAGGTTTAGTGTTTTTGGCAACACAGCCATCATATGCTCGCAATTACCCATGCTCTGGGAAAAAAGGTGGCGTCTCACACTGCACATCTAATGGCAAATTTGTTTGCAATGACGGCACTATCAGTAAATCAAAACGAATTTGCTCTAAAAACTGATTATGGCTGTTTCAAAGTTAGCTAATGGTAAATGGCAGGCTCAGGTCTTCCCCAACGGCAGGTATGGGCGGCGCATCCGTCGCCAATTTGCCACCAAGGGCGAAGCCATGGCCTTTGAGCGCCACATTAAGGATCAAGCGCAGGACAAACCCTGGTTAGGAGAAAAAGCTGATAAGAGAAGAGTGACTGACCTTGTTGAAACTTGGTTCAATGCACATGGAGTCACACTCTCTGATGGTCTCAAGCATAAGAGTTCAATGGAATTTGCCTGCTTTGCCATGGGCAACCCTCTTGCTACTGAATTTAACGCTAAGCTTTTTGCAACCTACCGTGAACAACGTTTGAGCGGGAAAATCACACGTTCTGATCGGGTAAAAGCAGTGACTCCCCGCACAGTCAATCTTGAGCTGGCGTATTTCCGAGCCATGTTCAACGAACTAAAAAGGTTGGATGACTGGGACTCACCCAACCCGCTCGAAAACGTAAGAGAATTTAAAATTGATGAAACCGAGCTTGCCTGGCTGACAGTTGATGAAATTAAGCAACTACTTGCTGAGTGCGAAAAAAGCAAAGCGGAAGATTTAGTAACTATCGTAAAAATATGCCTTGCAACCGGCGCTCGATGGGGCGAAGCAGAATCACTAACAGGCAAGCAAATCAGCCCAGGGCTGATCACCTACATCAAAACCAAAGGCAAGAAAAATCGCGCCGTTCCAATAAGTGATGAACTTTACGAAATACTCCCAAAAGTAAGAGCTTCGAAACCAATCTTTACGGGGTGCTATTCTGCTTTTCGCGGGGCTATTAAGCGAGCAGGGATAGAACTACCTGACGGACAGTTGTCACATGTATTACGACATACATTTGCAAGTCACTTTATGATGCGCGGGGGCAACATTTTGGTACTACAGCGTATTCTTGGACACACGGATATTAAGGTAACTATGCGCTATGCTCATTTGGCTCCGGACCACTTATCTGAAGCTATATGCCTTAATCCATTAGCAATAATTAATGATAATTGAGCATAAAAGGAAAATAAAAGTGTACTTTAACAAAAGAAAATACAAAGGCAGCTGTCCTCATTGTGAGGAGGTGATAGAGTATCACGTAACAATTTTTCCTGGTGAAAATGATGACGGAGAAATGGTCTGTACATGCGATGCTTGCGGTGAAGAAATAAGCATTCCGTGCCTCAATCCAGAAGAGTCATATATTATAAGTGGTGCTAAGAAAGATTACGCTCTAGATTACAGTCACGAGGATCCATCTTATCTTACAGAAATAGATACAATATTTGAATATAACGGAGACATATTTAAAGACGCGCCGAGTTATAATTCCAATACAATATCATTGTACAGTTGTGAAACTTGTGATGACAATTTAGAGTTAATAGCTCATCAAAAAATTGATGAAAAATTCAATAACTTTGCTAGTGCAATAAATGATTATACAATAATTGATATCAAAGGTTACGGATTCCTACCTGAAAAAGTACTCGTAGCAATCAATTTTAAGTGCTCTTGCGGAACAGAACATAAAGCGTTATTTTATAAAGACTACAATCACTGTGGCTTCACATCAGACGATTTCTTACTCGCAAACATAACTAATACCCAAGATCTAAATGACAAGATTGATGGCACTCTAACAAAAAGTGACTCACTAGAAATTTTAAAGAAAATAATAGTCAGATGGGAACTTGTCTTTGATAAAACTTATTTAATATTCCCCTATGTTGGCTATTATAAATCCCCTGCTGATAAAACATTAAAGTTGTGGAAGGAAATACTATCACAAAGCCACTCACCTAAATTAAGTATTGTAACCAAGACACAAACCTTAAACAGCTTTAAAAAAGCAGTTACAACTGAATATTTGGATTATAAAACCCTTGAAAGGTTTGACTTTACTCCAAAAGCTATTACTTCGGCTATCAAAAACACAAATTCGCACGCGAAGATATACTGTGGGGTATCGGAAGATTATGTCGAGTCCATTAGCGGCTCCGCAAACATAGCTCAGGGACCGTCAGCAGAACAACTTACCTTCAAAAGATACTATTCTTACTCTGATTTTCACCGCAGATACCTTGCACCATTCAATTTAAAAGAAATACCTGAAGACTTATTTCCATTGAAGTCTACTCATGATTGTCATGTCTTATTTGATGAGGACAACAACTTTAAGTCCCAAAGATTGTACAAAAAACAGCTCTCTCAGTTGCTTGATTGAGGGTTATCAAGAAGTGGCAGCAAAATGGCAGCACATCTAGTCACTATACTTTAAAATCCTCCACTATTCGACGGTACAACACATTGAAAAATTAGTAATTTATTGTTTTATATGAGTTTAACTTGGGACTCATAATCGCTTGGTCGTTGGTTCAAACCCAACAGGGGCCACCAAATTTTAGCTGTTTTCACAGCCTTACAAGCCATCCTGTCCGGGATGGCTTTTTTGTTTCCCGCCGCCGTGCCACACTTCCCTCTCGGCATACCTGATTATTCCGACTCATAAGGATCCCGCATGATCGTCATCTGCGACCACGACAACCTCGACGCCTGGCTGGCGCTGCGCGCGGCGCTGTGGCCATCCAGCTCGCCTGAAGAGCACCGCGCGGAGATGCGCGAAATATTGGCTTCGCCGCACCACACCGCGTTTATGGCGCGGGGGCTGGACGGCGCTTTCATCGGCTTTGCCGAAGTGGCGCTACGCTACGATTACGTCAACGGCTGCGAGTCATCGCCGGTGGCGTTTCTGGAAGGGATCTATACCGTCGAACGCGCCCGCCGCCAGGGCTGGGCCACGCGATTGATCGCACAGGTGCAGGAATGGGCCAAGCAGCAAGGCTGCAGCGAGCTGGCGTCGGATACCGATATCGCCAATCTGGACTCCCAGCGCCTGCATGCCGCGCTGGGCTTTGCCGAAACGGAACGGGTGGTGTTTTACCGCAAAACGCTGGGCTGA